GTGCTGTTCTAGCAACACATATTGTGGATCATTGTCTCCAGATGGGGATAAACCCATGATATTATCCATCTTCTGGGACATAGGAGTGCTTTGTGGTATAGAAGCTTCAGGTAATTCTACGTCTTCATACATACCTGCAGCAATATCTCTACGCATCTCTACCGGAGAACGGTAAATTACATGCGTATATCTGTCTGCTCGACGTAAATCTGCAGCATAATAGGATACATAGAACTGATCTATAGGGACAAACTCAGATACAGGACGATTTAAACCTGAATCAAAGTAGATTTTTTTGAAGGCAGAACCTATCAGAGGTAGATGAAAGAGCATACGTTCAAACTCATCAAAGTATTCTGACATCTGGTCAGTAACCTGATAGTTCATAAACTCTTCTACACGTTGTGCCTGATCTTCTTT